CCCCATGTGGTACAATCAAGGTACGGAATAGTGGGGCTGGCTGTCGGAAACGGAGGATTTTATGTTAAGACAGACCAACCAACAACCAATTACCGCCCTTTACCCAAGACTTTCCCATGAGGACGAGCTGCAAGGCGAGAGCAATTCCATTTCCAATCAGAAGCGTATCCTTGAAACCTATGCAAAGCAGAACGGCTTTTCCAATCTGCGCTGGTACACGGATATGTTCAGCTGCAGAATGATACAAATACATTAATCCTCTCCTGCGGGTTCAAAACGGTTCGGACGGGTTCAAAAGTGTGCCTTTCACAGACAAAAAACAAAAAATGCACCCCACTTTTTCAGCGGAGTGCATTCCTGCCTTTCATAGTTTACACGGCGATTTCCATGCCGTTCTGAAAGGTTACTCGAATGTCATTTTTGCCGTAAACCGTGATGTGGTCGCACAGGGCGAGCCATGCGTCCTCATCGAAAATCTCTACCTGCCCCGGCAGAGAGCGTAGCGTTTCCAGAAAATGCTCCATCATCAGCCGCTGTGCCCGTCGCTTGGCGAGTGCCGCCTGTGTTTCGTCCAGAGCTGCCCGCGCCGCATCGAAGCGCCGAACAAGAGCATTGTAGCGTTTTTCGTATTCGGTCTGGTTCTGTGCGATATGTGCATTCTCGTCAATGCACTTTTCTATCAGTTCTGCGACCGTGTTCACCTCTTGGGTCAACACCTCAGTTTCCGCTTCGAGCGCATCGGTTGAAAAAGCGGTGTCCCTGATCTCTTCAAAGCCAGCGATGACAGTGTCACGCTCTTTTTCGAGGATGCTCAGTGCCGTTATGAAAATCTGTTTGATGGTATCTTCCTCCAGGTGCGGCGTTGAGCATTTGCTGTCACCGTCGTACTTGTGGTTGCACTGCCATATGACCCTTCTGTACTTATCGTTGGAATGCCAGATCTTTGAACCATACCAGCCGCCGCAGTCCCCGCACCGTATTTTGCCGGAGAAGATGCTGACGCTGCTTCTGCGGTTTTTTCCGGGCAGCCGGGCCTGCATCAGAATCTGTACACGGTCGAATATTTCAGGCTCGATGATCGCCTCGTGGTTTCCCTCCACATAGTACTGCGGCACCTCGCCTTCGTTCTTCTTTTTCTTCTTGGTGAGAAAGTCTGTAGTGTAGACCTTCTGTAAAAGTGCGTCTCCCTTGTACTTCTCGTTGGTAAGAATGGACTGTACCACAGCCTTGCCCCAGACCTTCTTACCGCCCGGCGTAGGTATCCCTTCCTCCGTCAGCAATTTGGCGATGCAGTGCGGCGATCTGCCCTGCAGGAAATGTCCGTAGATTTTTCGGACGATTTTCGCCTGTTCCTCATTCACCACAAGATTGCCGTCCTCGCCCCGGTCGTAGCCGAGGAATCTTCCGAAAGGAACCGTGACCTTTCCGTCAGCGCACCGCTTGCGCCAGCCCCAGGTGCAGTTCTCGGAAATGGAGCGGCTCTCTTCCTGCGCAAGGCTTGACATGATGGTAATGAGCAGCTCACCCTTGGAGTCGAAGGTCCAAATGTTTTCTTTCTGGAAATAGCATTCGCAGCCGTTGTCCTTCAGCTTTCGGATGGTGGAGAGACTGTCCACTGTGTTTCTCGCAAAGCGGCTCACGCTCTTTGTGATAATGAGGTCGATTCTCCCCGCCAGCGCATCCGCGATCATTCTGTTGAAACCTTCACGCTTGAAGGTGTTGCAGGCGGTGATGCCTTCGTCCGAATACAGTCCGACGAACTCCCAGTCGTCGCGGCTCTGGATGTACTGTGTGTAGTAGTCGCACTGCGCGGCGTAGCTTGTCTGCTGGTCCTCCATGTCCGTGGAGACGCGGGCATATCCGGCTACGCGGCGTTTCTTTTCACTGCTTATCGGATTAGCCGTGAACCTGTTTCTTGTGGCGGGTATTGTCGTTACGCTCTTTGCCACATTTCCGTCCTCCCTTCGTAAAAGTCGTACATAAGGCTTCCGTCCCTTTCCACCGTAATCTGTTTTACGGCTTTTTCGAATTCCGCAGCGTCAAATTCCGCAAGATCCATTATCTGTGCCGAAATCCGCTCCAGTTCGGCCTCACTGAAATTGACAGAGCAGCAGGTCGTGCCGACCTCTTTTTTGCTCCGGCAAATCCAGTGGACATAGGTTTTGCCCTTGACCATGCACTTTTTCCGGCTAAACAGACGGCCGCAGATGCCGCACCGCAGCTTCCTTGTGAATGGGTAGGTCGGATTCTGCATGGTCTTGCGCCGCTGGTGCTCTGCAAGTACCTGCTCATAGGCCTCCCTGTCCAGGATAGCTTCATGTGCGTCCCTGATAACATATTGGGGAAGAACCCCGTCATTTATGACCTTTTTGCCCGTGATGGGGTCTGCAATATAGGATTTCTGCCTGCGTATGATGCCGGCGTAGACATCGTTTTGGAGAAGCTGTCTGACCGAGGCTTCCTGAAACAGCTTTCCGTTAACGGAGCGGTAACCCGCCTCGTTCATCGTCCCCGCAATTATTCTCAAAGACAGACCGTCCAAATACATCCGAAACATACGGCGTATCATCTCCGCTTCCTCCGGCACGACAAGATAGCGTTTTTTCTCCTCATCGTACCGATAGCCGATCAGATGCTTGTTCGCCGTACCGATCTCGCCCGACCGGAATCTTTTGCGGATACCCCATTTGCAGTTCTCCGAGATGGAGCGGCTCTCCTCCTGCGCAAAGGATGCCAGGATGGTCAGCATCAGCTCTCCGTCTCCGGTGAAGGAGCTGATGTGCTCCTTCTCGAACCGCACCTCTACGCCAAGTTCCTTCAGACGGCGCACCGCAGCCAAAAGGTCAACGGTATTTCTGGCAAATCGGGATATGCTCTTGGTAAGCACAATGTCGATTTTCCCTGCTTCACAGTCCGCAAGCAGATGCCGGAATTCATCACGCTCGCGGATGCCGGTCCCGCTGATGCCGCAATCGGCATATACGCCGGCATACTCCCATTCCGGATTGCCCTGTATCAACTTGCTGTAGTAGCTGACCTGCGCGGAAACGGAGTGCAGCAGCCGCTCGGTATTCTTTGAAACACGGGCATAGGCGGCGACCTTCTTTCGCTTTGCAGGCGCCTGTGTTATCGGGCCGATCCTGCTGATTTTCGCCATAAAATCACTTCCTTTCGCTACTATACATCACTCTGAAAGCCTAATAAGTCAAGGGCTTTCCGGATAATAATGTAGCCGAAATCGGGCGGTATTTTTCAAGCAGTTTTGTATCAATTATGGCGAATACTTCCCGGTCGATAACGCCCCTTTCAAGCATGGATTTCGCGATGGAAAGGGAGATGTAATAGAGCTTTTCTGCCTGAAACTGCTTCTCACTCATCTGTGGCCTCCTCCGAATCTGTCCCGGATGTAACAGCCGTGGGAGCAATATTTTCGGTTTCTGTTCCCATAGGCGGTGAATGTCTTTCCGCATCCGGCACAGATAAAGGTGTAAATCGACTTGCGGTCGACCCTGTCGGCGTGTTCCGTCCACCACTTCTCGCGGCAAGCTTTGCAGCAGAATATCCGCCGTTTCGTTTTCTCCCGCTGTATGAGGGGCTTGCCGCACTCCCTGCATCTGTCTGTAGCATCGGCGGGTCTGCTGTCCGAAATCATCAGACCGTTCCTGCGGCAGAAGCTCTTGACGGTATCCCGGGAAATTCCAAGTTCCCGCCCTATGTCGGCATATCCGAGTCCCTGTCTGCGGAAGCGGATGATTTTCTCTTTCTGTTCGTTGGTCATGAAAACCACCTCCTACAGGTAGCTCACGAAAATGCAAAATCTTAAGGTTTTTCAGAAAAAAACGTTGCGGGAGCTGTGTGAACCTCCAAAGAGTTTCAATGTTTAAGGCCGCACCTTTTGGGCGTTTAAGCCCGCAAACGCGGTATCCCTGAAAATGCGTACTTCCTTGCGACCTTAAAACTGGCGCAAAAAAAATAACGCCCTCTGCGGATTCATTTCCGTAGAGGGCGTTGGTTAAGATTACTTATTCGGGATTTTCAGCTTCATGCCGCTGTAAATGACATTGGATTTCAGCCCGTTCAGGCTGACGATCTCCTTGTAGCGGCTGCCGTTGCCGAGGTGCTTTTTTGCAATCGCCCAGAGGGTATCCCCATGCACCACGGTATGAATGCGGTAGGTTTCCGCAGGCTTTGAGGTGACAAGCGCCAGATCGGACACCTTCACCGGGGACATAATGGCATTTTTGCCGTCCTCGCTTTTGTTGATGACCGCACGGTCGCCGGACACGCTGTGAACGAACCAGTTTTTTCCCTTGACCCAGGACGGAATCGTCTGTCCTCCGTAATACTTCGTGCCGGTGATTTTCACGAGGTCACCCGCCTTGATGGAAGAGGTGGTCGGTTTTGCAAGTTCGGCAGGCTTCGTCTCGCCGCCCAGCTGTGCCGTGACCTTTTCGGCAAGGTCGCCCATGCGGGAATACATCCAGTTGCCGGGGCAGGACTTGTTGGCGAACCACCTGTGGACGGTCAACACCATCTCGTTGGATTTCGGCGTGTAGTTCAGCGTTTTCGTTTTGTCTCCAAGCCAGAGCAGCTTGGTTTTGCCGTTGCGCTTGCAGATATCAACGCAGAGTTTGATGAGCGTCCGGTAGACGATATCCTTGAACGCATACGGCTCGGTGGTGTCGGAAGCGCACTCGATGGTGACGGCTCTCTGGTCGTTGGCGTTGGAAGAAGAACACCAGCTGCGGTTCTTCTCCTCCACATACATACCAACCCTGCCGTCCGGCCCGATGCCGTAGTTGCAGCTTGCCTGACGTGAAGTGGGATAAAAAATGTTGCCCAGCGTTTCCACCGAGCACTGACCCACCACGCAGTGGGGCGTGATACGGTCAATGCTGTGGGTGCGCTGCCCGGAATGGTTCGGGCTGAGTTTGGTGTAGGACACCATGGAACTGTTCGTGTAAGCCATATCAGTTTTCCTCCTTTTCGCTGCGGTCATGAAGCTGTTCCAGGACGGATTTCAGCTTCTGCGGAATGGGCAGACCCAGATAGGTCGCATTTTCGAGGAGCGATACGCCCTCGTTGGAAAGGTAGAAGAAGATGACGGCCGTGCGCAGTACCGAGCCGCTGCCGATGACGCGGGTGTCGAGAAGGTGTCCCACACCGACCAGAGCGAAAATGAGCACCTTCTTGAAGATGCCCTTGAAGCCCACGGCAGAGGACAGCTTCTTGTCTATCACGGCGCACATGATGCCGGTGATGTAGTCGATGACTACGAAAGCCAGAAGCGCATAAAGCAAGCCGTCACATCCTCCCAAGAACCAGCCCAGCCAGCCGCCGATTCCGGCGAACACCACCTGAATGGTCGTCCAGAATTCTTTCATGTTGTTTGTCCTCCTTTGAATTTGAAAATGGGTATGAAAAAAGTGACACTGGTGAGCGTCACACTTTTCCGATAGCATAAATCGATATTTTGTAGGTTGCCGAAGGTACTGTGTTTGGCCTTACGGCAAATATCTTTCCAGGGTTGGTCGTTGTAGACCAGCTACTTGAACTGCCACGCTCCACAAACATGGCGTAGTTGCTGTTCTCCGTGGAGATATGGACATGGGGAATTTCCGCGAAGGTAAACGGAAAATTAGGGAGCGCAATTGCGCCGCTCTCATAGAGCACGCCCCATGCCGTCGAAATGGCGGTCGTAAAGGAATACTGACCCCAACATTCCGCTGTACCGCTTTTCCATTTGCGGTAATTCCAGATGCCGCTTGCCCCTTGCTGAATGACAAAATCTGCGAGGGGTGAGCCATCAACACGCATATCCCCGGCAACATCCAGCATGGCTTGTGGCTCCGGCGTGTTGATGCCGACCTTCTTTTTCCGAAGCGCAATGAGCGGTGTACCCTGCGGGACAGTAAAATACAGATCCAGACTGCTCAAAGAATAGAGCTTGTCTTGGATCTGCAAATGGAAGTCGTAGGAACTGTTGGCATCCAGATTGCACAGTTCCAAATTGGAGTAGCTGAAAGAGGTTCCGCTTTTTGTCGTGCCGGAATAGATGCTGGTGTAGCTGCCGTAGCTGCTCTCACTGGTTTTCTTGTAACGATACCGCACATAAACCACGCTGTTTTTCTGCGTCCCGTCTACGGTCACAGCAGAAATAGAGCCACTGAATTTGAGCTGCATTTCCGCTTCGATATCGTTGGTTCGCCGGAGCGTTATCGAGGATATTTTCGGCTTGGTGTATGGGATGACCGTAATAGTTTGAGAAACGCTGGCGGTATAACCGCGGGAGTCCGTGACCGTGAGCGTGACCGTTACGCTGCCGGACTTGGCGATCTTTCCAACAGATAAGGCAGAGCCGGTAGTGTTAGAGGATGACAGCCCGTTGCAGGAAGCTGTGTAGTTGGAAATACTGGCACCGCTTTTTGCAGTTGCCGTTCCCGGCGTGACCTTCAGCGTGGAATAGCTCTGCACGAACAGCTGATTGTTCCCGGTTAGGTTCTTGGTGGTCGAGTAACTGTCCTCGTAGGTAAAGCCGTTCAGCGTGGGACCGGAGTTTGCCGCCGTGGTCTGCACGGTGGCGGTCTTGCTGGAAGTACTGCCAATCTGCGTAGAGCCGCTGAAGGACGATACCGCAAAGGTGCCGGTAAAGGATTTCAATGACGCCATAGCGTTCAGCAGCGTTGTTCTCTGCGCCGATGTCAGCGTGACCGTGCGGTTAGCAGTGCCCTTCGACCAGGAAAGCCCGGAAATTGTCAAAATTGTGGTACTGCCGTTCTTGATTGCCAGCGTGTTACTGTAGGACGCCTCGTACACGGTCACATTGAGCGTAATGCTCACTGTTGCCGCATCCGCTGTCACCGTATTCACGCTGTTCAGAATAGCACCGCCAAGCGTTTTCACCGTGGAACTGCCGGAGGTGCCGTAGACCTGGTTGTATTGCCGTCTAACCCTGACCTTGACCGTATAGCTGGTGTTCGGAGAGAGTGAAGACAGCGTGACCGATGCACTCGTTCCTGCCGTGGTAGAAAACTGCGTCCAGGTCGAGCCGCCGTTTACACTGTACTGCCAGATATCCGCCGTGGCGGTGGAGCTTGCGGAGATTTTGAAACCGTTTGCCGTAATATTTGAGGTTGTGAAAGTGACCGTCGGCGCATTGCGGTCGATGGAGTTCAGGTCAACCGTAGCAGAGGCTGTTATCGTTCCGATGGAAACGCCGGAGTATGTGCCGGAAAAACGCCACGAAGCCGATAGCACCACACCTGTTTTCGTACCGTTCGCATTGTGATATACGCGGACGGTCTTTGTCTTCAGATGTACCAGATGCCAGCTTTTTGAACTCATGTCGTTGATTGCCGGTACGGTATAGGTCTCGCTTGTGCCGTTGATAGAAATCGTGGAATCGGAGCGTGCGCCGACTGACAGCGTATAGAACTGTAAGTATACATTCAGCGTCACATCGGTATAGTTGCCTGCGACGCTCTGACTTCCGCTCCACTCGCAGTAAAGCCCGAATTTGCTGACCGGGTAGTTTGAAAAAGATCCGCTTAATGCCATTAAGCCTGCCTCCTTAGTCCAGAATAACGATGTTCAGCCCCTCGGATGCCGTTGGCATGGGAACGAATTTCGTCTTGCCGACGGTCAGCTCGCCGTCCACCGTGGTTTTCTTGGTCTGGGTTTCGTCTTTATTCAGGGTAAAAATGACCTCATCGTTGTAATAGCCTGCGAATTCCGTGTTGGTGATAACTGTCCGCTGGGACGATGCGCTGTTGGACACCTCAATGCCGCGCTTGTCGATCTTGACCTCCTGCGTGTAGATCTCGTTGGGGGCGGGCGTCCACTTTCGCGGAATCGCTCCTTCGGAGATCATGATGTCAGCGAGATAGATGGAGGTGTCCCGGCTGTAGCAGTAGATGCGCAGGGTGGGATCGGTCACATCGGTGAGCGTTACGGTGAAATCCGTCCAGTCAAATGTCGTGGACTTATTGAACAGATATTTGGTTTTGTTCCCGTTGTAGGTCACATAGAAATACCCGGACATGGTCGAGGTTTTCTTTGCCCGGACTGAGATCGTATAAGTGCCGGGAACCACGCCTCGGATGTACTGCGACAACGAGGAGTAAGCTCCCAGCACAAAGCAGGAGTCGGAAACGGTGTTGTTCTGCGTGTCTGTGGAGGCATCCGTTTTCACGGTGCCGGAATAGCTCCAGTCGTCTGTAATGCCGTTCAGCCCGGAGGAGTTCTGCACATAGTTGATGCCGCCGATATACTGCTCCTGCATGGTGACGGACAGCCCGTCCACCGTGTGTTCCAGTTCCGAAACACGACTTTCGGAATTCAGCACCCGTTCCTCCAGGACGCCCTGGTCGTTAGACACCGTTTCCACGGCTTCAGTGAGGGTCGCCACATAGCTGTTCAGCCCGTCGATGGTCTGCTGAAACTGTGCGTCCTTCTCGGTCAGAATGGAAATGGTGGTGCGGATCGTTTCAATGTCGTTCTGCACCACCCATTCATTTCCGTCCCATATTTTCGTTTCCGGCGGGGTCACGGAGGTATCCACCCAGAGCTGCCCCTCATAGGGGTTCTCCGGCGGCGTGCCCGAGGTGACCACATCGCAGAGACTGATAATCGTGAACTGTGCCGATGCGATCATCTCACCACCTCCTTAAAGCGCCACAACGACCATGAAGGTTGCCTTGGTATCCACATCGGCGCTGGACACCGACAGAGTCTTACCGGTCTTGCTGCCGTTGGTTCCCCAAGAGGTGTCGATTGCGCCATCCTTGTTGTACTTTGTCCATGTGTAACTGCCGTTTCCGGCCGCATCCACCTCTGAGCCCGCCTGATAGCAGACGGCAGTCAGCACGGTCGTGCCCTGACCGTTCTTGAACACATCGCCGCCCGTGGAGGTGACGATGATCTGCAACGGGTCGGAGTTGTCGATGAAGGTCGCCACATCGAAAAACTTCGTGTTATAAGAAGCGGATGCGGAATCCGTGTCCTGGGCACAGCACTTGAACACAGCGTAGCTGTCCACCGCTGCAGCGTAGACCGTGAGGGTATTGGTGGCCGTGCCGGTGTATTTGTCGGCGGTATCCGAGAGCTTGCGCCAGCCGATGCCGAAGTCTGCATCATAGCCGGTGGAAGAAGTAGCGGTGACGGAAGTATCCATGACCGCCCACTTGTAGCTGACCTTGGTGGTGTCTACCGTAGAGCCGCGCCACAGCTCGGCCTTGGCGGTCAGACTGACGACCTCCTCATTCTTGAACACATTTCCGTTGGGTGTGGTGACCAGCAGGTCGACGATGCCGGAACCGTTGACCACACGGGAGAAGGAAATGGTCAGCGGATGGGTCAGCGACAGTCCGGTGCTTTCGTCCTTGTAGGTGATGACGCAGCGGTAGTCGATACCGGGCAGCTCCGCCATGACATTTGCCTTGACCGTGAGGATGTGGCTCTTGGCACCGCTGAGGGCGTAGTTCGTGCCTGCGGTGATGGCGGTGTTGCTGTCGCCCACATACCACTTGACCGAGGTGACATTGGCGGTAGCAATCTGATCGGCAGTGGTGCCGATAACATACAGGCTGGGCGTCAGAACGAGGTTCTTCGTTTTCCAGTCCGGGGTATAACTGCCGTTGTCGGGGTTATACATCTGTGTCTTGGCGAGGTTCGAGCCGATGTACCCAGTCAGCGTCAGTGCGTCATTGTAGTCGATGATGGTAAACTGACCTTGTGCTTTGCTCATGTGAGAAGCCTCCTTTGAAGTTGTTGTATCAGAAACGGACGCTGTGCCGGTTTCTGTTGTGGGTTCTGTGGTTGCCATAGTGAATTCCTCCGTTATAACAGGCTCTGCCTGGTCGTGGTGTCGATGAGGTCACAATAAAAAGTGGCGCGGATTTTGACATCCGCACCGGTGATGACCACGGACTTTGCGCCGCCGAAATGCTGTTCATTCCAGACCTTGTCCGCTTCCGTATCCTCCGACACCCTTGTCCAGATAAACTGGTTGGCGTCCAGCGCGTCGGTGATGTCCTCGTCCCAGGAGTACACCTTGGCAGAAAGCAGCGTTTTCACATTGCCGTTTTTGAAGATGTTCCCGTTGGACGAGATGATGACGAGCCGGAGCATTTTCTGCTCCTCAATGGTGGTAATGCGGTCGCTGACCTCGGTGACCTCCTTGCTGGTGGCGTACGCACGAAGCACGACCTCGCCGCTCTCCAAATCCCAATAAGACGAACCGTCCTGAGACTGGATAACACCCGCCTTGATGATGTTCGCCACCAAAGAGCCGGAGGTGATGAAGTCTGCGACGATCTGTCCGTCTGCCGTGATGGCGGTTTCATAGGGACCGTTGTAGCCGTTACGGGAAAAGCCCAAGCCGCCCACATTCCACCGCCAGACATTCACGGCATCGTCAATAGAGGGAGCGTCCAGAATGAGCAGCTCATAAGGTTGTCCGTTTTCCTCGCTGGTGTGAATGACCACATAGCCGCCGCTCTGGCCGGTGATAAGCCCGGTGGCCTTGCCGATGGCGGTTTGGAGCAGTTTCGGAAAGCGTCCCACCGTGGACTCCACCTTATCAACCGAGGACTGTACCTCGGAAATGGTGGTGATCATACTGGACTTGCTCTGACCGAGGGAAATGCTCACATACCGTTCGGCAAGAGTGTCGTACACGGTTTCAATGACCATAGCCGACACGCTGACACCCAATAGCGAGTGTCGAATGGTGACGGTATCGCAGAGATTGACCCGCTCCAGGAGTGCCGAATACTCCGGCTGTTTCCAGAGCGGCTCAAAGGACACCTTCACCGTGGGGATAGTCGCTCCCAGCGGGTTTGCCTTGATGTAGCTGTTGGCTTTGGCTCTGATGGCTTCCTCGGTCACAACTCCGTCAAACTGGTCGGAGAAATCCATGATGAGCGTTTTTGCCCGGACGATCTCCGAAGTCACAATGGGGAGCGTGACCTCCGGCAGCGTGACCACCGTTTCGGTGTCCGTGCCTTCCGGTGTGTATACGGCATACGGGAGCAGTGCGGTATACACACCGCTGTTGTCCTCGTCCTGCTCCAATGCGGTGAGGTTCTTGCCGTATTCAATGACCACGCCGGTCTTCTGCCCACGGTGCGAATGGAACTTTACCGTGAAGTTGTCCCACTCAAACTCGCCGTACCATTTGGAGAGCATGGAGCCTTCCGTGCCGCCAAGGCAGGCTCGGACACTTTTCGGTTGGGTGACGGAAAATGCCTTTGCATCCGAGTAGTCCGTCCAGCCCGTGAAGCGTGTATCTCCGGCAAGGAGCTGCGAGAGAATGAGCTGCGGAGAGCGACTCTCGGTCGAAAAAGGCAACACCGGCACATTGGCAAGGTCATAGGAGATGTGCTGACCGTAGATGGTGACGATGCCGTTCAATGGCTTTGTGATGCGGTAAATGCGGAACGCCTGGTCGGCGGCGGTATCGTTGGGTTTTGCCTTGATGATGCACTCCTTTGTGATTAGCCCATAGTGCTGACCGCTCACCGGGTATTTGAGTAAGCACTCGAATATGCCGTTTCTTTCCTCGGTGACTTCGCAGGAAATGGTGTCCGTCAGCACACCAAGACCGAATGAGGAAAAGTCCGCAGTATTTGCGGCGTAGAGTGCAGGGATCATAGACAGCACCACCTCGGAATGACTTCAATCCTCGTCACATCGCCAGTGCAGTTGATGGTACAAACACCCGGCTTGAAAACCGGAAACTCAGTCCCTTTGACCGTGTCATTTTTGAGGGCAGTGCCTTTGAAGCAGTTCATCAGCTCACTGTCGATCTCAATATACTCGTCCAAGTCGGAAATCATCATACCTCGGCCTTGGGGCTGCATCATTAGTGCTACCGCACCGCTGCCGTATAGCTTGATGTACGGTTGGCTTTCAAAAGCCGTCGGATTTGTAATCGTCAGTTCGGATGCGTCTACTGTCACTGTCTGCTGTCCCGCAAAGCTGTACTTGAAGGGCTTGCAGTTGAATGTTACGGTGAAACTGCCGACCTTGTTCAGCTGCTCCTCAATGTCCAGATTGCCGGAGATGACACCGTAGCGGAAATACTCCGCATCGTAAGAGTCGGTGATTTCGTGGTATCTGTCCGGCTCGGAATAAAGCCAGCCCTTAATGTCCCGCAGGACAGCGGCAAGGGCTGGTGCGTTCTTCCGTGCGAGGAACACCGTGTAGGTCACCTTGATGTTGGAGAAGCGGCGGTTGGGATTGATGATGTCGCCGCTCCGACCGGGAATGGAGATGAACTCCGCATCATACTCCGGTGCTGAGAACACATCCTTTTTCTCGATATGCAGGCCGAACTCAGCGGAACTGCGGCCGTTGTAGGTAAAATAGGTCATGCGAATACCACTCCTTTCCGCTGGGCGAACTGATTCGCCGTTTCCATGACTTCGTTGGTGAGCTGACGGATATCCTCACTGCTGTAATTGTTGAAATTCGTAATGTTCAGGGCAATGGTGAAAGCGGATGCCGCCTTGCCGACCATACCGTCCACGGCAGAGCGGATCGAGCCTTTCACGTCAAAGTCGGTGGGCAGAGCCGTCTGCATATCGTGGGCAAGGTCGCCCATGACACCGTTGATGTCCTCGGCCATACCTTCGGCGGCTTTGACCGCTTCATCGCCGTTGTCGTCAATGGAGCCTGCAAGACCCTTGACCAGCATTTCACCGACCCATGCCATCTCCTTCGAGGGCGAATGGATACCGAAGAAATCGCAGATACCGTCCCAGATGGAGGAGATCCACCCAGACACCTTGTCCCACAGCCACGAGGCAAGCTGGGTAATACCGCTCCACAGACCCTTGACGATGTTGCCGCCGATCTCCACGATCTTATACATCAGAGAGCCGAAGGCTTTCACGATACCCGCAATGATCTGCGGCACGGCCTTGACGATTTCGACGATGATGGTGGGCAGGTTTTCAATCAGGGCAACGAACAACTGAACGCCTGCCATGATGATTTTATCGATATTTCCGATGAGGGTATTGACAATGCCGGAGATGATTTGCGGAATCGCCTGCACAATGGTCGTGATGATCTGCGGCAGGGCTTGAATGAGGGAGATCAACAGGTCGATGCCCGCTTGGATGATTTGGGGTATGGCGTTCAGCACCGCATTGATAATGCCGTCAATGATTTTCGGGATGGCTTCCACGATTGCCGTGATGATCTCCGGCAAGGCCGTCACCAGCGAGGTCAGAAGCTGAATGCCCGTTTCGATGATCTGCGGGATGGAGTCCAGCAGAAAGGTAATGATGCCGTTGATGATCTCCGGCAGAGCGGCGATCAACACGGGGATTGCATCCAGAAGTCCCTGCGCCAGTCCCGTGATAAGCTGCAGCGCCGCATCCAAGAGCATCGGCAGACTGTCCACCAAGCCTTGTACGATGGTGACGATGGCCTGCACTGCTGCCGGGATGAGTGTGGGCAGCGCATCCGCAATGCCCGTCACCAGCGTGGACACCAGCTGAACCGCCGCATCGATGAGCAGGGGCAGATTCTCGATCAGCGTGTTCACGATGGTCATGAGTGCGGACACCGCAGCCGGGATAAGCTGTGGAAGCAGGGACAGCAGCGTTTCCAACACCTGCGAGAACAGTTCGGTGACCGCTTCCAGCAGTGTGGGCAGCAGTTCTCCCACAGCCGTCAGCAGAGCATCCAGCGCCGTGGGCAGAGCCGCCACGATGTTTTCAATGACCGGCGTGATGTTTGCCACCACAGTCTTGAAGGCATCCACCATGTTGTTGCAAAGCAGCTCCATGTCAGCGTCCGCATCACCAAAGCCTACGATGAGGTTCGACACGGCGGATTTCAGCGCATTGACAGAGCCGGAAATGGTGGCTTCCGCTTCCTTGGCGGTCGTTCCTGCAATGTCCATGCTCTCCTGCATGACATGGATGGCCTCCACCACATCTGCATAGGAGGAAATGTCATACTTGACGCCGGATATCTTCTCCGCATCGGCAAGCAGTCGCTCCATTTCCTGCTTTGTGCCGCCGTAGCCCAACTTGAGGTTGTCGAGCATCGTGTAGTTCTGCTTGGCAAAGCCCTGGTAGGCATTCTGAATGGAGGACATATCCGTACCCATCTTATTGGCGTTGTCGGACATATCCGTGATTGCCATATCCGCATACTTGGCGGCTTTCTCGGTATCGCCGCCGAGGGACTGGATCAGGCTTGCGGAGAAGCCCGTAACCGTCTCCATGTACTCGTTGGCGGAAAGCCCTGCCGTTTTGTATGCGTTGGCGGCGTACCGTTGGATCTCCTGCGAGGAGTCTTTGAACAGGGTGTCAACGCCGCCGACCAACTGCTCGTAGTCTGCATAGGCAGCGATGACCTCTTCGCCGAGCTTCACGGCGGCGGCACCTGCAGCAACAGCCACGGCACCGAGTGCCACACCTACGGTTTTGAGAACCTTGCCGAAGCCTTCAAACTTACTGCCGGATTCCTCCGCAGCCTTGCCGCCCTCCTTGATGGCTTTCTCATTTTCATCCAGCTCCCGGTTCATGTCGTTGAGGGCGGATTCGGCATTGTTGAGTTGGATCTGCCAGTTCTGGGTGCGGCGGTCGTTCTCTCCAAAGGAGGTGGCGGCATTCTGCAGAGCCTTGCGAAGGGTGTCGATTTTTGTAGTCTGCTCATCGATCTCTTTTCGCAGCACCTTGTTCCGTGCGGCGAGAGCCTCCACGGATTTATCGTTCTTATCGAACTGAGAGGTGGCGAGCTTCATTTCGGAGCCGAGCACCTTGAAGGACTGGTTGATGTCCGCCAGCGCTTTTTTGAATTCTTTTTCGCCCTCAAGACCGATCTTCAGTCCGAAACTGTCTGCCATTCGCCGTCACCTCCTTAAATGCAGTCCGGGATAATATCGTCAATGTAGTGTTCGTGAGCAGGAATAGCCTGCCCGTTATACTGCTTGTGACACTCCCATAAGTCCAAAAGCAATCCAAACGGCATCAGCCACACCTCATCCTGGCTGAGATGAAGGTGGGCAAGGCCGTAATAAAGAAGCCGGGTAAACAGCTCCGCATCGGAGACTGTTACCCGACTTGCGCGTTTTTTGCGTCTTTCTCGCTTTCCACATTCCGTTTGGTACCCTTGTAGAGCGCCTCTGTAATGGCGGTTTTGTATCCGGCGAGATCGAGGGGCGTGGTCAGAAGCTCCACCACATCCTCGGTGAGCAGCTCCTTGGGATGCTCCCTGTCCTTAAGGTTGTGAATGAGGATACTCTGATTTGCCAGAAGCGTAATCAGCCATACGATCTCCCCGATGGCCATTTCAAAGTTCTCGGACTTCATCAGCTTCTCGCCGAGGTTTTCCAGCCCGCCGTAGCGACCGGCGATCTCCTTGGTGGCCTTGGTCGTGAGGAGCAGCGTGTACTCCTCGTCACCGATGTTGATAACTGCGGTTCTTTCGTTATCCATTGTGTGTTACCTCCATTAAGTGGCCTTTTCGGGCAATGCGGTATAGGTCGGCTCGTAGACTTCCTTATACCAGCCCGTGATGGTTGCAGCGGTCACATCACCCTCCAAAGCCTCTGCCTTCCACGGGTGCTTGCCGCCTGCGTCTGCCTTGTTGCGGCGCAGGATGGTGCCCTCAATGGTCGGCGTAGAGAAGGTAATGCTGTCGCCCTTGGTGGCAAGGTTGGTTGCCGGAATACCGAACTTCACGCGGTACAGCCAGTAATACTTGTACTTGCCGTTGGACTTCTTGGCGCGGAAGCCCACCGCCACAGGGTCGCCGCCGTCCTCGGATGCGGAAATCAGCACCTTGTTTTTGTCGATGGTTGCACCCGTGAGGTCGGATGCCGCCGCAGAGCCGATATCGTCAATGCCGAGGGAGAGTGTACCGGACTTGAATTCCTTCACGATCTCCGAAGCACCGTCGTCGGCATAGAGCGTCGCTTCCGCCAGTTCCACCGAAAGGTCAGCGGAGATGGCTTTGGCAAGCTGGGACGGCGTACCGTAGGTTTCCTCACCGGCGTCATTCTCGGTGATTTTTGCGTAATACAGTCTGTCAAGACCGATCGTTGCCATGATTCATTCCTCCAATTCCCGGCGAGCCACCGGTGGCAATACGCACACAAACCCTTGTGGTATTTTTCGTGCGGTGCCTGCGACGGAACGCCGTGCTATTTTATAGTTCGTACAGTTGCGCCACATCAATGGCGTAGTGATGGTAGCCGGTCTCGGTCTCAAAGCCGATGTACCGGCGGTCGGTAATATAAAAATCCGCACCCAGCAAGGCACAGACAAGGTCATTTTTCAGTTTGGTGTAGCTGCCCTTTGTGAAGAGGGACAGCCGTGCCTCCTGCGTTTCACAGCCGGGAGCGTTGTCGGCGTGAAGCTCGAAGCTGTCAGACAGCGGCGTGATTACCAGATAGGTGTCCGGGGCTTTGCCGGAAAACACACCCGTTTCCACGGATACGCCGCAGCTTTCGGCAATGGTTTGTAAATCGGATAGCAGGCTCACAGCTTTTCCACCTCCTCATCCAGCGCCTTGGTCATGGCATCAATACACTCCTGCCGGGACGCTGTTTTCGCAGGCTTCAGAAACGGCTTTGCAGGCTGGCCGTGCTTGCCGTATTCGAGAATGTTGGCAAGTTTGGCATTGCTGCTGCCGTCCGAGCGAGGCTCTGCGAAACCCACCTTGATGTCGTGGTTTCCGTCCCGGTTCAGCTTGGAGGGAGAAAGACCGAGCGCACCTTCCAGTTCGCCCGTGGTGCGGGATTTGAACTTTGTCCCTCTGCCGATAACGGAGGAGAGATTGCTCTTGACCTTCTTCAGCACCACCTCGCCACCGGCCTGCAGGACGGTATCCGCCACGCTGTCAAAGTTGCTGCCGAGCTTGGAGATCTTCAGAAGGAAATCCTCCGGCATTTTCATGTCGCACTTAGCCAACGGTCGGCACCTCCTTCTTTGCCAGCACCTCAATGTACATCCCACGGCCTTTGACATTCTCCACGGACACAATGTCATAGCGGCAGTTATCGCAGATGAGAAACTGGTCAGTCGTGACCGTCAGCCCCGGAATACACCGAAAGCGGAACAGGTCGGTCGCTTCACTGAATGCAGCGAGGTTCGCCCACCGCTCAGAGCCGTGCCGACCTTCCCGGTATACACGGACGGAAGCGAGGACTTCATCCTCGGAATGGGTGAAGCCCTCGCTGTCCTTGACTTGGCGGGTTTCCACGATGTCGGCAAAGCCGTTCATTTTTCCGAAACTCATGCTCACACCTTCCAATCCCGGTCAAGCCGCAACAGCAGATTGACCGTGTTCCAAACCTGCTGCGCCGCTCCGGTGTTATCTGCAAAGAAGCCGCCCGTGCTGCCGTCCCGGCTTTCATAGAAGTGGGACGATAGCATAATGACGGCTTGCTCTGTGGTGGCTGGCATGGGATTCTCTTTGTAATAGCCCTCCGGGATGTGCTGGTAGCTTTCGGCGTAAGAAACAGCGGCGGTGATGTAGCTTTTCAGCAAGGCATCATCCGCCGTGTGTTCCAGGATAAGGTTGGCTTTTACTTTGGAAAGAAGTTCATCCATCACCGCCGCCTCCTTCCTTAATCAGCCTTCAGCTTGAGGATCTGCACCGCTTCGGGCAGAATCAGCTTGCCGTCCACACGCTCCTTGGCAACAAAGCCAATCATGCCGTTACCTGCGAACAGCTCGTTGAGCTGCTTGAAGGAACGGGTGCCACGGTCGCCGATGTTGTAGTAGCTGTAATCACCGAAGGCAATGGCGTTCTCCGGCGCATAGGCAGAGGTGTGCACGGTATAGCCGAGGACACGGTCGGGTTCGCCTGCCTGGTAGGAAGGCTGCCAGATGTACGCACCGTTGCTGTCTTTCAGCTTGCGAATCTGGGCGATGGTCTTGTCGTTCATGATGAAAGACGCAGACTTGCGGTAGGGACGCTTCAGCGCATGGATGAGGTCAATAAGGTCATCGCTCTTCAACGCAGCCGTCAGCGTATCTGCCACCTTACCGCCACCGGTTGCGGCGAACAGACCCAGAGGCTGACCGACGCCGGTACCGTTGAGGAACGCATCCTCCTCGGCATTGGCGAGTGCCTTGCCGAACTGCTCCAGAATGTAGTTCTCCAGCTTGAAGGCGTTGTCGTAGAGCAGCTCCTCGGTGACCTTGATGGCAACATGGAGCTTGTGGGCATCCAGAAGGATCTGGTCGAAAGTGGCATCCCCAAAGGACAGCGCACCGCCTTCCTCGATCCACGCTGCGGCAGGAGCGGTCGCGGCAATGTTGATTTTGTGCTCACCGCTGGTGGTGATGGTGTGTCCGAGCTTTCGCATGATGTTTTCCTCGGAAAGCGTCTGGATGAGGCGAGAGTCATACTCTTCGGGAACGAGATAGCCGCCGTCTGCGTCCACGCCCTCCTGCAGAACATTGCTGACCTGTCGGAAGTGAGTACGTAGTGCGGTGAGCATTCCGGTGCGGTAGGCATCGGTCGCACGGAAGGTTTGCGGCTTCTTGTCCTCCGCGGGCTTGCCGTTCATGGGCTTTTCGGTAATAGGAGAAGAAGTGGGCTTGGAAAGCTGGGCATCCATTGCCGCCATAGCCTCCACGCGCTCGATTTCCGCACCGTAGTCCTGCACCTTTTTTTCCATCTGAGCGTAGGTCTTGGCATCCTCGTCGGAAAGCAGACCGTCCTTGTCACGCTTGGTCTCCACAAATGCCTTTGCAGCGTTCCAAGCCTGGTTGCGCTTTTCGCGCAGTTCATTGATCGTCATATAAATTACCTCCAGTTTTTAATGAGATTGAGCCGCTCCATAAGGTCATCGGCTTTTTGTGTACGGGTGGGTTTTGGTTCAATGGCGCACTTTGCGGCAATCTTCTCCATGAGAGAATTCACCACATTCGCCTTGGAATACAGCATGGAAACAGTGGGTGCAGGCACATCATCGGATTCCGAGTTTCTCTGCATGATTTCGTCCGCAAAGCCCAGTTCCACAGCCTTGTTTGCGTCCATCCAAGTTTCGGCATCCATGAGGTGGCTGAGCTTGGCCCGGGACAGACCGGTCTTGATCTCGTAAGCGTTGATGATGGAATCCTTCACGCTTGAGAGCATTTCGATGGCTTTCTGCATTTCCTCCGAATTGCCGAACGCCGCAGTCATGGGATTGTGGATCATGAGCATGGACACGGGAGACACCAGCACCTTCGTACCCGCCATAGCGATGACGGACGCAGCAGAAGCAGCGATGCCGTCAATCTTGACCGTTACATTGCCTTTGTAGTCCATGAGCATATTGTAGATTTGAGCTGCCGCCACACAGTCGCCGCCGGGACTGTTGATCCAGACGGTGATGTCACCGCTGCCGCTGTTCAGTTCATCCTTGAAAAGCTGCGGCGTGACATCATCGTCAAACCAGCTTTCCTCGGCGATGGTGCCGTTGAGAAACAGCGTCCTCTCCTGAACCTGCTCCTGCGTCTCCTGATTGGTCACCGTTTGGGTCTTCCAATTCCAGAATTTCTTCATCGGATTTTCCCTCCTTTCCGTCATTGGTGGGTGTATCTGCAAAAGCTCCGGCATTTTTTAGCGGGAGCATATTGCCGTTAATGAGGTACAGGTCGCCGCCATCCTCTGCCGGGATACGGTCGAGGTTTTCCAGTTCCCGAATGTCATTTGCGGACATCCAGCCGTTCTGACGGCCGATGGCGTACCCATTCATGCGGCTCTGGTAATCGCCGCGGAGCAGACCTTCCAGATTGAACTTCACGAAATATGCCGCTTTTTCGTCCGGGGACAAAAGAGACCGCTGAATGGACTGCTCCCAGCGGATGACCCAAGGGTCGAGAGTATATTTCACGAACTCCAAGGACTGCTGCTCAATATTGGAAAAGCTCGACTTTTCCAGGTCACCCACCATGTGAGGCGGGACTCGGAAAATTCGAGCGATCTCATTGATTTGGAATTTGCGTGTTTCCAGGAACTGCGCCTGTTCCGGCGATATGCCGATTGGCGTGTACTTCATACCTTCCTCCAGTACGGCGATCTTATTGGCATTGCCGCTGCCGCCGAAGGTGGACTGCCAGCTTTCCCGCACACGCTGCGGATCCTTAATCGTGCCGGGGTGTTCCAACACACCGCCCGGTGCGGCTCCGTTGGCGAAAAACTTTGCACCGTACTCCTCGCAGGCAATCGCCATGCCGATGGCATTCTTCGCCATAGCGATGGGGCTATAGCCCACCAGACCATCAAAGCCTAGGCCGGGAATGTGCAGCACATCCGTGGGGAGCAGCGTTACGGCGAACTCCTTATCTCGAATGGCTTCATCCTGCCCACGGTAATAGGTGTAGTACAGCCGTCCGTTTTCGTCTCTGTCCACTGACATCTTGTTCGGCATCAGCGGATAGAGGGCAATGACCTCGTTCTTGCCATTACGGATGATTTGCGCATAGGCGTTGCCCCAGAGGAGCAAGTGCGTCATAAGTGTCTCCCGGAACACGAAAGAACTCATCTCCGGGTTCGGCTCATCATGGAGCAAGTGATAGAGCGGATGGTCGTGAGCCATAGCCTTGCCACCGCTGTCCGTGTATTTATAGAGGTGCAGTGGCAGACCTGCGACAGCCTCAGACAGGATGCGGACACAGGAATACACGGCGGTCATCTGCATGGCGGACCGCTCGGTCACTGTCTTGCCGGATGTCGTACCGCCCATGAAAAAGGCATAGTTGCTGCCTGCCGTGCGATTTTGAGGCTTGTCTCTTGATTTGAACAGCCCTGAAAAGATGCCCATATTAAATGCTCCCTTCATATAAATAAAAGACCGCGACTGTCGTAAACAGACTCGGTGGTGTCGTTGCCGCATCGTATCGCACGGTCAAGCGCCATGATCGTTGCCACTGCGCCGTCAATTTTCTCCGTGGATTTCTCCTTGTCCGGCTTGATGTTGCCCGCCGGGTCGGTGCGGATGAAGATGTTATCCATCATCCAGCGCAGAACAGGATGCCCACCGTGGGCAATGCGCTGCTCCAGCACCAGTTTCATCAGTTCCTTCGTGGGTGGGGACATATCCTTAAAGCCCTGACCGAAAGGAACCACCGTGAAGCCCATGCCCTCAAGGTTCTGCACCATCTGTACAGCGCCCCAACGGTCAAAGGCGATTTCACGGATATTAAACCGTTCGCCCAGACTTTCGATAAACTTCTCAATATAGCCGTAATGAACAACATTACCCTCGGTGGTTTGCAGGAAACCCTGCCGCTCCCACACATCGTAAGGGACATGATCTCTGCGCACACGCAAGTCGAGGTTGTCCTCCGGTATCCAGAAGTACGGTAGAATGATGTATTTATCGTTCTCATCCTCCGGCGGGAATACCAGCACAAACGCCGTAATATCCGTGGTAGAGGACAAGTCCAGACCGCCGTAACAGACACGGCCTTCCAGATCATCCTCGCTGACGCCAAACTCGCATTTGTCCCATTTCTCCATGGGCATCCAGCGCACCGCCTGCTTGACCCACTGGTTTAAACGAAGCTGTCGGAAGGAGTTCTCCTCGCCGGGGTTCTGTTTGGCGGACTCGCAGGCGTCCTTGACCTTCTCGATGCCCACCGTGATGCCGAGGGAGGGGTTGGCTTTCTTCCAGACCTTCGGGTCTGTCCAATCGTCCGATTCCTCCGCGCCGTAGATAACAGGATAGAAGGTGTGGTCGATTTTGCGTCCCTCGATGATGTCCTTGGCCTTCTGGTGGATCTCATAGCAGATGGACTTCGTATCATTGCCGGCCGTGGTGATAAGAAAATACAACGGCTGCATACGGGCATCGCCGGAGCCTTTTGTCATGACATCAAAGAGCTTGCGGTTGGGCTGGGTGTGCAGCTCATCGAACACAACGCCGTGGGTATTAAATCCGTGTTTGTTGGCCACATCGGCGGAGAGCACCTGGTAGATACTGCCCGTCGGCTGATAAATGAGTCGTTTCTGGGAATCCAGTATCTTGACCCGCTTTGAGAGCGCAGGACACATACGCACCATATCTGCCGCTACATTGAAAACGATGGACGCCTGCTGACGGTCGGCGGCACAGCCGTAAACCTCGGCGCGTTCCTCACCATCACCACAGGTGAGCAGCAGCGCAACCGCTGCGGCAAGTTCGGATTTGCCCTGCTTTTTCGGAATCTCGATGTAGGCGGTGTTGAACTGCCGGTAGCCGTTGGGCTTCAGCGTTCCAAAAATGTCACGAATGATCTGCTCCTGCCAGTCGATGAGTTCAAAGGGCTTCCTTGCCCAGGTGCCTTTGGTGTGGCACAGGCTCTCGATGAACATGACGGCATAATCCGCAGCGTCCTTATCGTAGTGAGAGGTTTTCTCCATGAACCTTGTCGGTTTGTATTTCTTCAGTTTTCTCGTAGTTCTCACCTCCAAGGCATAAAAAATAGCCGCCACCGGATTCGGTGCGACTTTCGGTATAACGAGCAGCAGCCCCTCTCGGAGCCGTTGCTTTTAATTGTTGGTGGGCTCAGTTTTCGCTGTGGAGCAGAAGCTCCATAGCAAGCCGGGTATTCTCATCGGCGGGTTCGATGTCCCAACCTCTGTCGTAGTTGCAGACGATTTTGTCGCCCCGCTTGAACATCAGCTTGGAAATGCGCCCGCCCTCGATGCCCCAGTGGGAGCCGCCTTCGTACTGCTTCATCCAGTAGTGAAAAACCTCACCGTTAACTCTGATGCTGCCTTCTTTCCACATAATCGTGTACCTCCGTTTGTTTTGTTGTGAGTGTATATTACCTCTGAAGTGCGGATATAGCCAGTTACTTCGGAGATATATACTACACAATCATTTGGGATGGAAACTGTGTATATTACAGCGGTTCTCCCGTGAGGATGAAATGCACATACTCGCTGCGGTGTTCTTCGAGGAATACCACCAGTTCGTAAAACCGCATCTCATTGGCAATGTATTGTACCATCGGCACATCAAACATATTAGTGCATCCGGTCTTGCGGACGGCAAGAATCTGCTCTCGGATTTTCTCATTCATTGTCGCACCTCCGGCAGATGTCCTCGCCGTAAGCCACGCTTAAGCCGCAGCCGTTATCCCAAGCAACCATGATGGAGCCGATATCATCGACACCACGCACGGTGCCTTTCGTGCCGACAGGCGGTGCCTGCGGGTCATCCATCTGAACAAGCTCCACACGGGTGCCGACCGGATATTCCTTACGGATACGCTCGACCGTCTCTTTACTCGGAAATCTCATGCTGCGCACCTCCGTTTCTGAAAGCCGAAGAGCCGGAGAGGTTCTTTAGCAGTATTTTTCGAGCAGCTTTGTATTCATCACCAATGAAACCCAGCCGAAGCAGGAAACAACGGAATGCGTACTTCTCATTTTCAATCGGTTTTTCGGAAGAATTGACACGGCTTTGATTTCGTGCCATTTCGCACAGCTTGCAGATAAAGGTGTCATAGGCTTTCATCTCGTCCGGGGTTGGAGTCGCCGGGAACCAAGGGAAGGATACCTTCGTGTCCGTGATTTCCAGTGGCAGGTCAGGGACTCCGAGAGCTTTCTTGATAAGACCACCCTTGGCGGCAATGAGTGCCTTGAGGTTTTCCAGATTGCTGTCGGTGAACAGACTCTTCGGCATGGAAATGCAGACGGCGCAAGGCTCGTCCTCGTCATCAGTGTGGCTCTGGTCGATGTCAAAGCCCTCATCGTAGATATGCTCAAGCAATCTTTCAATGACCTCACTGTCGGCGCGGTCGTCAAAGGAAAGACTGCCGTTTCGGTCAATGGTGAAGTAATCCACCTCATAGTTGAATGTGGGTGCGCCACAGTACTTTGCGGGAACGCCGAGCCAGTCGGAGATGGTCTGCACCAGCCGCTTGCGCTCTGCGCCCTGTGCATGGATTGTAATCGTCATGTTCGTGACCTCCTTGTTTTATGGTAGTCACATATTACCGTCAGGTTGGGCACTTATCCAGCTATATCTGCACATTTTCGGTGTAGATTATATCGGCGCATTATCGCCGCCGGACTGTGCATACCACACAATTCCGCAGAGCACGAACCATACGCACGGAAGTGCCACGCCGTTGCCCCACATCTTATATTCCGCACTGTCGGAATACGGGTTTTTCAGCCACTTTGCGACCTGCTTGTCGGATTTCACCTTGCAGCCGGTCACTTCGGAGTAAGTCTTGAACACCTTATGCCAGAAGTACATTTCCTCATCGGTCGGTTTTTCCGTGCCGAGGTCGGCGCACCAGTTGTCCGGGAAGCCTTGAAGTCTGGCGCACTCGGTGGGTGTCAAACGGCGGACGGTGTATCCGCTTTGGATGGCTCCCGGACCTTTTGCCACCAGTGTCGGCTGCAGTTCTTCTTCAAAGGTCGGTGCGAACTTGGCATTCTGCCCTTGATTGAAGGTATCTCTGCCTATGCCGTAGCAGACGGCGGTCGGGTCTTTATAATCCCGTGCAAGGACAGTCGGTGCTTTTTCTTCCGCCACCTGCGTGAAACTGCCCGTGGTCATGCTGTATACGGCATGGCGGTCAACGGTATTGAGGGTGAACGATACATCTTCGTTGATGCCGTCACCTTGGGGACCGTTTTTGTCCTCACGGCCGATCATGGAGCCTTGCAGCACAAAGGTCTGCTGTTTCGTCCCTGCGTTGGCGCACACCACAGCGGAGCGGTCGCCCAGGTCACGAACTTCATCACGCTGATTTTGCGTGAAAGCAACAACGGCAATGCCGCCCTGATTGCAGGAGGGGTTGCCGCCGTTGCCGTCAAGCGTCCGTGCGGTTTCCGCTTCGTAGATGCCGCTGTGGGGATTATCCGACTTCATAGCATTGGAGTCCTTGGAGCAGATGCCGTAAGCCCTCGGCTCAAACAGCGTCTGGTCGTTATTGCAGGACAGGGTTGCGGACTTGTTTTCCTGGATGAGCGGACCCTTGCCGCCGCCTTCGCAGCCGGAGCGGATTTTCATGACAAGCGGTACATTGTTGCCGCCCGTACCCATGCGGGAGGTCAGCGTCTGCACATTGCCGTCCTCGGAGAGCTTGACCCGACTGTCGATTGGATGGTTTTCCAGTGCCACCGCCGCAGGAACAACACCCGCTCGGAGCGTGGGAGAGCATTCTTCCTCATAGCCGATGGTGCGGCTTTTTGCGGAATGCTCGGTGCAGAAGCCCGCCGACTCCATTACACAGGGCGGATGGTGTGCTTCTGCTCGGAGTGTGGAGGTAACCTCCTCGGTGATGTCCATGCGGTTGCCGCCTTGGTCATTCAAAACAATACCATTACGACCTGTACTCATACCGCAGTTTACACCGAGTGTGGAAGAAACCTCTTCGGTCAGACTACCGTTGTATCCGTCATAGCCTGCCGCTCCAATGCGAGTCTCAAAACTTCCGGCAGCTCTTTGCCACGAGCGGAAGCCCTCCGCAGAATACCCAGACAGGCCTTCTGACTCAAATAGTATTTTCCCAGCACCTCTGCCTGCAAGATCTGCGACAAGGTAGATGCGGCGTCTGCGTTGGGGAACTCCCCAGTATTGTGCGTCAAGAGTTCGGTACGCAACGCTCCATCCGTCTCCCATGTAAAGGTCAGCGTAGGACCATCTTGCCTTTTCAGGCATAGGCACCTGGGTGTCCGGCTGGACGATGCCGATGACCGCTTCGAGGACGGCTTTGAAGTCCTCGCCCTTGTTCGAGGAGAAAGCGCCGGGGACATTCTCCCACACGATGTATCTTGGATATTTGCCACCTGTGGCACACCTCATTTCTTTGATAATACGGACGGCTTCGTAGAAAAGACTGGAGCGGGAGCCGTCCAGACCGTCCCTTCGACCAGCCACGCTCATGTCCTGGCACGGTGAGCCGAAGGTGATAATATCCACCGGCTCCACATTGCCGCCGTCCATGGCGGTGATATCGCCGTAATGCTTCATAAATGGCAGACGCTTGCTGGTCACCCGAATGGGAAAAGGTTCGACCTCGGATGCCCATACCGGAGTGACGCCAGCAAGCAGTCCGCCCAATGGAAAACCCCCGGAGCCGTCAAACAGGCTTCCGAGGGTCAAAGTCTTATTTTTCATGTGTTTTCACCTCGCAATCGGTCTTTCAGGGCAGAATAAAACGCCTTGCTTTTCAGAGGCTTTCCGGCGTTCTGCCATTCCTCTTCAAAGTCAAAGCGTTTCTCCAGTTCTTCCACCGAGTAGTCTGCGCGGAACTTTCGCCATGTCATGCTGTCCCATGTTTTCAGCTGTTCCCACAGTTCAGGAAAATGTCGGTACAGCCTTCGCAGCTCCGAGAGAGACTGCAATGGGCAGCACCAGCAGGATACCCTGCGGAATATTTCATACAGCCCGTCCCAATCAAAGCCGTGGTCGTAACAATACCGAAGGCATTCCGCTTCGGTGATGTTCCAGTCCACAAGCGGATGCTGGTGGTTTGGATTCTGATTATTCTTCCTCTCCAGACGATACCCCTCATCTGCGGCAAGCCCCACATACTCGATTACGGTGTAGGTCTCCCGCAACTTTCGCAGATACCGTTCCCTCGGCTCGTTTTTCAGCCGTTCCGTACACCAGCGCATTTTTGGTCCCGCCCAGCCGTAGCCGAGGTGGTCTGCACCGTACTTTTCGGCAAAGACCGTGCTGCGCTTACGGCGAATGGGATGCTGACAGAAATAGTACTCAAAGGAGTGCGGTGCCTTGATGCGTGAAATAGGTCTTCCGATATACTGCTCGACTTTATCCAGATGCGCATACAGTCCCGGAAATTCCAAGCCGGTATCGCAGAAGAGAATATCATCGACCGGCATTCCTTTTTCCAGCATCATAAGCAGCATGGCGGTGGAGTCCTTGCCGCCGGAAAAGGAAACAAGGTGATATTGCTCTTTCACGCTCACACCTCCGGTGCGGTATTTGCCACCTCAGTGAAGGGCAGTACTTTCCCATCCCGCAGAACGCTGATCTTTTCATCCGAGCCGACCTGCTCGATGTACCGTTTTACGATGACATCGCAGAATTTCTCGTCCAGTTCGATGGTGCAGCAGATGCGGTCGGTCTGTTCACAGGCAATGAGCGTGGAACCGGATCCGCCGAAGGGGTCAAGCACTACAGAGTTTGCCATAGAGCTGTTCTGGATGGGATATGCCAGAAGCGTAATGGGCTTCATGGTGGGATGGTCACCGTTTTTCTTGGGCTTATCGTACTCCCAGATGGTGGACTCTTTCCGTCCGGTGTACCACTGGTGCTTGCCCTTTCGCTTCCAACCGTAGAGGCACGGCTCATGCTGCCATTGATAGGGACTTCTGCCGAGAACAAGGCTCTGCTTCTTCCAGATACAGCAGCCGGAGAGATAGAAGCCCGCATCGGCAAAGGCTCTGCGGAAATTCAGCCCCTCGGTATCGGCGTGGAACACATAAATGGAGGCGTCATCTGCCATGGACTTTTCCATACAGGAAAATGCATCGAACAGAAACTGATAGAATTTCTCGCCGTCCATATTGTCATTCTTTATTTTTCCGGCACTGCCTTCGTAATTGACATTATAAGGCGGGTCGGTGATAACAAGGTTTGCCTTGCGGCCAACCATGAGGGTTGCGTAGGTTTCTTCCTTGGTACTGTCACCGCACACAAGCCTGTGCCGTCCCAGCGTCCAGACATCGCCGGACTTTGAGAAGGTCGGCTTCTGCAGCTCGGCATCCACATCGAAATCGTCCTCTTGGGCATCGATGCCGTCATCGAACAGCTTACTGAGTTCCTTCTCATCAAAGCCGGTGAGGAGAGGGTCAAAGTCCGCCGCCTGCAATGCCTCGATTTCCACACGCAGGAGTTCCTCATCCCAGCCTGCGTCCATCGCCATGCGGTTATCCGCAATAATGTACGCCTTCTTCTGGGCTTCGGTGAGGTGGTCGGCAAAAACGCACGGCACCTCGGTGATGCCTTCCTCTTTCGCCGCAAGAATACGACCGTGACCGGCAATTACGCCATAGTCACGGTCGATAATAACGGGATTGATGAAGCCGAACTCACGCAGCGAGGAGCGCAGCTTATTGATCTGCTCCGGTGAGTGGGTTCGGGCATTGTTCACATAGGGAACGAGTTTTGCAACGGGGACGAGTTTCATTTCGGTGGTCGTTTTCATTACACAAGCCCCCATTCTGCAAATTTCTCGAAACCGCCCAGGTCGCAGATGTAGTTCCGAGCGATTTTCACGATTTCGGAATACGGTCTGCCGTCTACAGTATCGTCCCCAATGGCGCAGCAGAGGGTGACCGGCTTTCCAGTTTCTTGTGCTTTGAGAAAAGCGTAGATATTTACGCTGACATCTGCTTTGGACAGATCTTTGCCGTGCAGACCACCGCCTGTCACGGAGTCGGCCATATCCGAGCCGAGTTTGCGGTTGGTAGCGCCGGTGTCCACATCGGTGCCGCCCGTCCAGTCACCGAGCGGGTTGATTTCCGCATCGGGATAAATCTCGCGCAGATGCTGTGTCTCGGCATTGCTCTGACAGAGAATGAGCCGGTTGCCGTCCAGAATATACTTCCCATCATAGGGATACACGGCGAAAATGTCCCGTGCGATATGCGAGAGCTTTTTCTGCTCCACGGTTACGGGCATTCCCTTGAAGATGCCGTTATCGCCGCAGCGGACACCGTCTGCCTGGTTGTCGGCGAGGTGACCGTCCTGCGGCACTTCTACATAGTCCACGGTGAGATTTCCGGCAATGCGGTGAACGGCAGCGGTGACATCTGCCTTATCCAGCATAACGGAGGTTTCCGCAATGATGTGGCACACGCCGTGGCCGATGAGGACTTCCACGGCAATGCGGGGATTTTCTGCTTTCTTGTATGCCAGGTCAACGAGCGCACCGGCAATTCTGTCCGCCACCTTATCCGGGTGGCACGGATTGACTTTTTCAAACATAGTTATCGTCCTTTCCTTGCTCGAAGCAAACGCTCCATGACATCGTCCTGTGGGCTTGCACCTGTATATTCCGAGGTGCAGTTTTCACGGATGATCTGGTAAATCTCCGCCCACAGACGGTTTGCCTGCGTCATATATTTATCTGCAATCGCCACGTATGGAGACTGAATCGCAGCGCCCGTAGTCGGGTGCTTTGCCAGAAACCCAAGCTGACTCGTTATGGTCTCGCACTGTATCCATCTGGCACAGCTCATGGCATACCGCTCAATGAGCTGCGGAGAAACGAGCGCGGCACATCCTCTCTCGGACAGCCACTCCCATGTAGTTTTGAAAATATCCGCCGCACAGAGTTCCGATCCGTCCTTCTGCTTTGCGGAGAGGAAATCCGCAATCTTCGGCATATCCTGTCCTTCCAGGTCTGCCGCGCTGTCTTTGAAATCAATGACAGTCAACGGGCGTCTGCCGGGATTTCCGTCTGTAATTTTCTCGGCAATCGGCTTTTTCGGTCTGCCGCCGCTGCCGGGTTTGGGGCCTCTCTGACCCATAAACTTCACCTTCTTTCTTGTCAGGGGGCTATTCCCCTGAAAACTTTTGCGATTTTGCGCACGTGACCCCGGGCCGTTGCCCGACCGAGAGGGTCGTAGAGATTTGACCGCCCCTACCTGGTGGGAGGTTGCGCATAAAATGTAGGCGCAACCTCAACGGTCACCAAGGTCGTGGTGTATCTTGGTGTGACAGGACTGGCACAAGCTCATGAGGTTCTCTCTTGCGTGAGTGCCGCCTTTGGAAACGGGTAAGATGTGGTGAACCTCCTGCACTGGTGTCAGCCGACCTTCCTTGAGACACTGTTCACACAGCGGATGCTCTGCGGCGTAGCGGTCACGGATGCGCTTCCACGCTCTGCCGTATTTGCGGTTGACATCGGAACTGCGCTCGTATTTATCGTATTTGCGGCGTTCCTCCGTGCGGTGTTGTTCACAGAACTGTTCCTCACAGAGGTTGGGACAGCCGGGATGAGAGCACGGACGCAGCGGTTTCTTCGGCATCGTTTCACCTCCTCGCAGTCAAAGAGGTTTGTGCTAAAATGTATGCAAAACCTCTTCTGCGTTGATTTGGACATAAAGAAAGCCACCCACGGGATCGCTCCCATGAATGGCTTGGTTCATTCATATTCTATTTCGCTGATTATATCATAGCACAAGTCAAGCCCGTGACACAACAGAACCACTGTGCCAAAGTGTGCCAAGTTTTATTCCGGCACAGTAAATTTCTGAAGTGCCATTCCGTGGATGCGGTGGACGGTGCGCACGGACACACCGATGATCCTGCCGATTGCCTCCCACGTGAGGTTATCCAGGTAACGGCAGCGCAGAACCGTCTGTTCCTCATTGTTTTCCATGATATCGATGGCGCTGTTGATTTCGGCACGCAGGTCAACCAGCGCATCTACCTTGCCGTTGATATCCCTCTCGATCTCGTCTATCTTGTCAAGGCATCTTGCGAACGGCGCCTCTGTCGGACGGTTGGGATTAAGGCGCAGCTCAAAACCGCTTCCCGACACGCTCTTGGATAAGTTCCGCCAGTATTCCAGTTCCCGCAGCCGGCAGCTGATGACGCTGTCCAGACGCTTTGCCTTGGATAAGTATTCCTTTGCCGTCATAAATCCGCCTCCTCATTTTTCAGTTCCCGGATTTCCGCCCTGATGCATTCGTACTGGATCTGCAGTGCGTTCATAAGGGCTTCCGCCAGCTTCGGCGGGAAAACATAGGTCATGGGCTTCGGCTTTTCCATATTCCCGTCCTTCGGAAAATTCACCGCGGCCTTAAGCGTGGTTTTATTGCACGGCTCCAGCATTGCTTCATAGACTTTTGCCGCTTTCTTCAGTTCCCGGATTTTCAGGTTCCGCACAAGCCACCCCCCGTTGACGGTCCCGTTCACAAGCTGCTCGTACCACTCGGAACGGAAGAATGCCTCACATTCCCTCATCATGCCGTCCGCATCCTTGCCGCCCACGGGATTTCCCATGAATGCCGCCGCGTAATCCTCCGCCGCCTGCTGCACGATGGCATTTTTTAATCTCTCGTATCCGTCCATTATGACTACCTCCGTAATTAAAACTTGTTTTTCCGTCGAGGCGCCGTTCAATGGAGCAGTGTTTTTCGTTCAGCGCAGGGAACCGTTTATCGCGGTTCGCACCTCATCCACGGAGCGGACGACGACCGCCGCGCCGCCGGCTTTGAGGATTTTTCGGATAGTCGCTTCCTGGAGCTTCGTAGGCTTGCCCGTTTCGGTCTTTACCTCGAAGGCGTAAAACCGGCCGTCCACACAGGCTATGATGTCGGGGATGCCCGCCGTCCCGTACATACCGCCGTGCTCTTTCCAGGCAAAGCAGCCGGGCACGGTTTTCAGGTATTTCATAATTGCCTTTACGATGTCTTTTTCAAGCATAGTCGTGTCCTCCTAAGTAACCGCGTAACCATGTAACCCCGTTTTGTAGAGGTTCGCCTGTATACACGCACACACACGCGCACACGCACACGAAAAAGAAAAATTCCCGTGTATCTCTCTATATATAGGAGGTTACAAAGGTTACAAGTTACATGGTCAGCGGTTCAATTTCTGTGATATCAAATCCCGAAATGTCGCAGTTTTTACGCAGAAGCTCGTAGTCGATGACCCAGCACTTACGGTTTTCCGTGCCGATGCGTTTCTGCTCGTTGCCTGCGATGAAATACTCGGAATGCTGAAGCTGTTTCTTGAACTGTGCGTATGTCAGCACCTCTCCGGCGACGGCGTAGTCCTTGCGGTACCTGGTATAAAGGTCATAGACGGGAGTGAGCCAAAGATACAGCTTTCCGCCGTCAATCTTGTAATAGATCTTCGGATCGAGCTTCATCCTCGCCATGATCTCAAACGTCTGCTCCACGATGCTCCGGTTATTCGTGCCGCCGTCCAGGAGAAAGTCCTTTGCCGCAAGCTCCATATACCTCGTGCAGATATCCGGACCGAACGGAAATACCGTGTCAAAAGAGAGGTTAAACTCGATGCACACCTTTTCCAGCAGACGCAGACCCGCATAGCAGCAGGCGAGGTTGCTCACGATACGGCTGGGAAGGTCGGCGTTAAACCTGTCCTTGCCCTCGACATACCATTCCTCCGCATCGGCGGGAGCGGTTTTCAAAGCGGTATTTAAGAGCGTCCTTCCGAAATCGGAGAGTTTCTCCTCAGAGGTCAGGATGCGATTGAACGCCGTTCGGTGGTCTGCGTTCTTCAAATCTTTTTTTGAGAAAAGCAGTTCAATGCTCCTCTCGCGGATAGCCGCCTCGTCCGCCGACTCCTCGCCCGCAACGATGAGCGGAGCGGAAAGGTCGTAGGTCACCACGGACAGGTCGGCTCTGCCCCTGACGCCCTCGTGCCCGTCGTAGGAATCGCGGAAATGGTTATACAGCGTCGCCAGCTTGGCGCGGTCCGTCTTTGACGGCTTGAACTCGTCCAATGGCAACGGTATGATGTTAGAGGACGCCGACTCCTTCATCAGCGTGAACGCCGTCACCTGCGTAGCGGCGACGACGCGGCTGCCTGAGAATATCGGCAGCAACACACGCTCCAGGGTGGTCGACTTTCCGCTTCCCGCCTCGCCGATGAGGAAGAGATGCGGAAACTTCACGCCCCGCAGACGCAGATGCTCCTTGATGAAGCACCCGCAGGCCCACGCCAGAATGGATATTGATTTCGCCGGCTCGTTGTACGACATCAGCAGTTTCCCGATATCCAGGAGCTTCTCCCTCGTCAGCGGATCGCAGCCGAGGATGCCGCTCTCGATGCTCCTGTACTTGTCAAGCTGGACGATATCCGGCACGGCGGTGCCGCCGCTCTCTATGGAGCCGTCCTTTGAGACAAAGACCGGCCTGCCGTCATGCTCATAGACGCCCATTGCTTTCACACCGCGCTTTTCATCCCATTCCAGTTCAGATACGTAGCCTTTGAGCAGCTCCAGATCTCCGTCACCGCCGAGGTAGGACAAAGCAATGGTGTTCCTGTTGAGCAGGTTCTTGAACTTCTGCTGATTGGAGAAATCGGTGGTCATGAAGGTCAGGCGGTAGGTCTCTCCGCGCACGGTCGTAAGATCTGCGGTCAGCTGCGTCTCATCCTCGGACACGATCATCTCCACGGGCCGGAACACAAAGTTTGTGATGGGATAAGATGCCTCGCCCTTGGAGCGCCAGTACCTGCCCCGGAACTCAAAGACGGGGGTGTCCCCGCCGGGAGAATAGACGTCCTCGGTCGACTCGAAAGCCTTGTCCAGCGTTTCCTCGCCGTAGGTCGCACCGTCAGCATGATGCTTTTCGTCCCACTTTTGACGGTAAAGCCCGGAGGAACGGAAGATGCGCTCCATCTGCTCCCGGTTCTTTCCCGACCAGAAAGCCAGCTTGCGGCAAAAAGCCATATCCGCCTCGGACTGGCTCTGGAACGCGCCCTGCCAGTTTCCCTCAAGCAGAGCAGCAAAAGCCTCGCCGTCCTCGGAGGCTTTTGCTTTCTCGATCAGCTCCTCATCGGTCATTTCTGCGGGAACGCCGCCGGAGGTCCTTTTTTTCGCTTTCTTCTTTTTCGGCTTCTTGATGTAGGTATCATGAATCCAGGCAAGTGCTCCGTCATCCTCGGCAACGGTATCGAGGGAGCCTTCGAGTTGCTTTCCCGTCACGGTAAAATATCTGCCGGACTCGTACATCTCCACGCCGTTCTCGCTGTTCTTACTGCTGCCGGACGGCTTCTTGCCCTTGAAATACAGATGCACGCCGTCGCCGGAGGGGGAGAACTCCGCATAGGTCGGCTTCTTCGCAATGATAGCTTTTGCCGCCTCGTTGAATTCGCCCGTTTCGGGATCGTAACAGTGGTCGATGTCCACACCGACATAGCCGTCGTCCTTCGTGAACACATACCCGACGCCCGTATAGCCGTATTTCTCATAAGCCTCGAATGCCGTATGGTAGTCCGTCCACGTATTCGGATTGTTCGACATCGCGCCCTTGCCCGTCACGGGATTGACGGGCATCTTCCTCGGCTTGCCGCCGTCCTTGTCCGGCTCCAGACGCCAGCACACCCATTGCTTTCTGTCCTTCAGTTCCTGCGGAAAATTCATCCCGTCACCTCCTCGCACCGCTCCGTGAAATATCGGAGAACGATGCCGCGCTTCTTCGCCCGTTCGATCTCCGCGGCCATGCCGCTTGAGACCGTATCGCCGAATACCCAGCACTCCCGGCAGCCGTCCAGATAGACAATTCCCATAAACAATCCCAGCTCACGCTGCGCCGGATCGTCGTCCGACATGAACTGCGGAAAGAATAAATGGGCGGCATAGGGGATGTATCCCTGCTTTACGGCAAAGGCGCAGTATCGACGCGCTTTTTCGATATTTCCTTCCGTGTCTCCCGCAAAAGGGGAGCAGATGTATATTTTCGGGAGATACTTCTTTTCCTGTTTCATTGAGGCTCTTTTCTTCGCCCTCTCTTTACGTGCGATATTCCCAAGCGCCTCGCCGGCGGTCGGGTCGGCATAACCCTCGCTGTTCTTATACATCCGGCTTCGCCTCGCTTCCCATGAGACCGAGCGCAAGGTTCTCCGCATTGGAGCAGAGAGCGGCGATATTGCACAGCTTCTCGTATGTTCTGCGCCGCTGCGCATCCAGCATCGAAAAGAACCGGTCGAAGTCCTCGTAGCCGACGAGGAGAAAGTCCGCGCTCACGCCGAAATAGTCGGCTATCGCAAGGCAGTTCTTTGCGGTCGGCATCGTTTCTCCGCAGACATAAAGCGACACGGTCTGCGGACGGACGCCGAGCGCTTCGGCCAGTTCCTTTTGCGCGGTTTTTTCGCCGGTCAGCGGATGCTTTGCCATCAATTGCCGGAGCGTCTCCGACAGTCTGTATTCACGTTTCTTTTCCATGTGTCAGTCCTCCGGTTCTTTCATCTTTCCGAATCTCGATCCCGCGGACGCCTCCGCCACGATAGGCACGTCAAAATCGGGATACGGCTGCTGTTCCATGCACTTCTTGACAAACGCCACTGCCTCATCCAGCCTGTCGGAGGGCAGTTCAAAGACCAGCTCGTCATGGATCTGCAGGAGCGGCCGCAGCCACATCCGCTCCGAAACACCCTCAACGATCCGGCCGCAGGCGGCTTTTAGGATATCCGCCGCCGTTCCCTGAATAGGCGTATTGAGAGCGCACCGCTCGGCAAAGGAGTGCTTGCCCCAATCCTCGGAGAGCATACCGACAAGGTATCTGCGCCGTCCGAGCCGGGTCTCCGCGTAGCAGGTCTCTTGCGCCGTTTTCTTGGTCTGCTCCTGCCAGGTGGCAAGTCCCGGATAACCGGATTTCAGGTTGTGGATAATGTTCTTACATTCTTCCAGTGGGGTGTCCAGTCCCGCCTTAAAGCGGAGCGTGGTCTGAAGCCCGTTCGGAAACAGGCCGTAGAACACGCCGAAGTTGCAGTTCTTGGCGATGGTGCGGTGCTCCTTGTAGTCGGGAGCGTTCTTATCGGCCGCCACCTCAAACGGAACACCGAAGATGACAGAGGCGGTCTGTGCATGGATATCTCCGCCGCTGCGGTAGGTGTCGAGCATCTTCCGGTCGCGGCAGTAGAACGTGCCCACACGCAGCTCGATTTGCGAGAAATCCAGCGACATCAGCACGTTGCCGGGAGTGGCGGCGATAAAATTGCGGACGCCGATAGGATCGTTGGTCTTGCGCGGGCAGTTCTGGAGATTGGGATTCCTCGACGCAAAGCGGCCCGTCTCCGTGCCCAGCGGCAGAAGGTCGGGATGGATGCGCCCGGTCGCCGTGTTTACATGGGCAAGGTAGCCGTCAATATATGTGCTTTTCAGCTTGCTCCACCTGCGGTATTCCTGGACAAGGTCAAAGAGCCTTACCAATTCGGGACGGTTCTCGGCGCACCATTCCTTCAGCAGCTGCATGGCGGCATCGTCCGCCGCCTCCCGGTCTTTCTCCGTTCTCTTCATGACGGGCAGACCCAGGTCTTTATACAGATACTGCTTGAAAGCCGAGGTGGAAGCATTTGCGCCGATGGACACGCCGCCCGTTATGCCGTCGATTTCCTTCCTGACCGCCGAAATCTTCTCCTCGGCTTCCTCACGGCGGCCGAGCATGAGCTCTTTATCCACGGGAACGCCGTTGTATTTCATAAGCCCGCAGTATACGGCGGTCGGTGATTCCAGCTGCTCCACGATGACGCGGTGCTGCGGAAGGAAGTGGTCAAACCAGCTGTTGAACCTGAAATACAGCCGCAGGGTATAGTCGGAGTCGGCGCTGGCATAGCGCAGAGCCTCATATTCCTGCGGATCCATCTCGTCAAAGTGCCTGCCCGCCGTCACCGTCTCGAAGGACGGCATATCCGCGCAGAACAGAGACGTCGCAAGGAACTTCAGACCGCTGTCGTGCAGATTTCTGAACTCCCACTTCGATTTGAGCGTCAGCTGCGCTGCGGCGATGGTGTCGTAGCAGGGAGCCTTGACCACAATCCCCATCGCATAGAGGAACATCACCTCAAAGGACAGGTTGTGCGCCACTTTAACGACCGATTTGTTTTCAAAGAGATTTTCCCTGAGCCACGCCCAAAGCGCGTCCGGGCATTCGATATTTTTTCCGGTCTTATGCGCCACGGGAACATAGACCGCGCTCCCCTCGGAAACAGAAAAGCTGACGCCCGTGATGTGCGCCTTGTGCGGATCGAGCGCCGCCCTTGCCTCGTTTCTGTACGGCTCGTCTGGAGCGGTTTCAAAGTCAAACGCCACGACCGGCTGTCCAGCAAGGTAAACCTGCAGGTCGGGCAGAGCCGTGACTGAAGCGTAATTTTCCATCTGTATATCCTTCCCGAAAACCTGCCGCAGCGGATTTCTCCGCCGCGGCGGTTTCCTTCTTCCTTAGTTCAGCGGTTCGATAACTTCGCCCGTCTCCGGGTCCACATTCACGGCGTTGGCCTCTTCTGTGTCATACCCCACGCCGGCGCTCAGCTCCTTGACCTGACCGCTTAACACGGACACGAGTGCGTACTCCTCCTGCGAAAGAACGCGGTCAACGGAGAACTGCGCCTGCGAATAGGTCAGCCCTGAGTTGCTGGTCGCTTTCTTCAGCGTGAAGCGAGTGACCACGGCGCCCGAATTCTTGTACTTCGGCAGGATACGCATGAGGTATCTGGTGAAGCCCTTCAGAGAGCCGGTCGGAAGCGAGAGGATCATCGGGAAGATATCGCCCTCGCGCAGCAGATACAGCCGTCTGCGGTTCTTGCAGGCTTTCGCGCCGTTCTTGCCGGAGCCGAAAGCGTTGTACGGGCAGGATTTGCAGAGTCCGCCCGGATCACCCGTGCCGCACACGCCGTCATAGCTGCCGCAGTCGGGAGGATTGGAGCCGCCCTGATACTCCTCCTTGTAGTAGGCGTTCAGCGGATGCTGATAGAGGATAACGGCGGAGAACTCCTTCACGGTCTCCGGCTCGTCGGGATCGTCTCCCGGAATCTCAAAGACGGTGCCGCCGCCGCTGGGGATCTTGATGCGCTCGAAGGAAGCGGAAAGCCCGGACATCTCCTCGGCCATCACCTCATTCAGATCAAAGTCCTTCAGTGCGAGATAGCCCGCATTGCTCGTCACGGTGATTTCGTTGTTCTTGCTCATGGTAAATTCATCCTTTCATTTTTACCTGTGCGCCGCTTTGCGGACGCTTACTTTGGTCTGCTCGAATACATTGACCAGACCCTCCAACCATTCGGGCAGCGCTTCATCGTTCTCTGTGATCTGCTCATTGACGAAAGCGGAGAGGCTGTTGGCGTTGACCGTCTCATACACCAGATCGCCGTATCCCTCGGACTTGAGAGCCGCATACAGCTCGTCCCTGCGGTCTGCCGCAGCGGACGCTCTGGTCTTATGCGTGAGGGAGAACATCGTCCCGGCTCTGGTGAAGTTCTGCGTCTCGGTATCCGCCATCATGGCGGCGAGACGGTATTCCACATCGTCCAGCGCGGCGTTGATTTCCTTGACGCGCTGTTCAGCTTCCTTTTTTTCCTCCCGGAGCGTCTTGAACTGCTCCGCAAGGTCGTACATCATGTCCGTAACTTCCATAGTGAAAAAACCTCCTCATTGAAATGGATTGATCCCCCTACGCCAGTCGTCCACGAGGCTCTTGGCGAGGTTCGCTTTGTTTCGGAGCGCCTGCAGGATCTTCGCGTCAACGGTACGGTTGGCGATCAGGTGGATATATGTGCAGGGACATTTCTGCCCCGCACGGTGAATCCTGGCGCGGCACTGTTCGTAGTTGCTCATGGAGTAGTCCATTGAGTAGAAAATCATGGTGCTTGCCGCCGTAAGCGTCAGCCCCAGACCCGCCGTGGCGACCTGTCCGACAAACACCTGCACCTCCGGGTCCGTTTGGAACTGCTTCACCTGCGCGTCGCGGTCTTTGACGTCGCCCATGATGAGGGAATAGCGGATGCCCTTCTTGCCGAGCAGCCTGCAGATGGCGTGAAGCTCCGGCACGAAGCGGGCGATGACCACCAGCTTTTTGCCCTCCTGCATGGAGGCGTCAATCAGATCCTCCAGGACGGACAGCTTGGCATTGCTGACCTGTTCGACCGCGCTTGTCTCATCGTTTCCGAGGAATCCGCCCGTCAGCTGGCAGAGCCGCAAGAGCCGAGTCAGCACGTTGGTCGTGGTGACCTCCTCGCCGCTCTGAAGCTCCGCATAGCTTTCGTCCACGAGGGACTTGTAGATTTTCAGAGCCTGCGGTTCGAGGTCGACCTTGCGGATAATGTCCGTAGTCTCCGGCAGGTCGAGACATTCCGATTTCGTCGCCCGGAACGCTATGGAGTGCATACGGCGCGTGAATTCCTCCTCCATCGAAGCCTTCATGACCGGCGTGTGCTGTCCGTAGCCCGTCATAAAGAAATACTTGGAGCGGAAGGTGTAGAAGCTCTGCCCGTAGATGGCGGGATTGAGAAATTTGTACTGGCTGAAGATATCGATCGCCTTATTGGTCACGGGTGTTCCCGTCAGAAGCATCCGATACCTTGCCGCCGTGCCCAGCCTGTGCATCGCCTTGGAGGCGGAGGTCTTGTGGGACTTGATCTTGTGCCCCTCGTCCGCCGCGATCATGTCCGGCTTCCATGCGGCAAGCTCCGCTTCAAGCCTCCACGCCGATTCGTAGTTCACGACCACGACCTGCAGCCCCTCGCCGTCAAACCCGTGGAGCAGCTTCTTTTTCTTCTCACCGCTGCCCTCAAGCACCGCGAGCGAATAGTCGAAGGCTGCGAATTTTTCAAATTCATCAAGCCATACGCCCGTAATACTGAGAGGACAGACCACGAGCAGACGGTTGATCCTGCCGAACTCGTAGAGCGTCCCCGCCACGCCGATGGTGGTCAGGCTTTTTCCCGTTCCCATTTCCATCAGTAAGGCGGCGCCGCCGCTCCTGACCTGTGACGGCAGCAGACCGAACAGACCGAGCGTGAACTCATAGGCTCTCTGCTGGTGGCGGTACGGCTGTACCTTGACCGGCACCCTTCGCAGGTCATTCGGATTCGTCATCACTGTCCGCCACCTCCCTGATTGCCACCTCGTCTACGCTGTCGCCGGGGACAAGGACCGTGAGCTTCACGGGACTGCCGAGCAGGAACCGAAGGAGCTTTTCCCTTGCCGTGACCTGTCTGCAGGCGAGAATGCCGCCGTTGGCCCGTTTTCCGGAGACTTTGATTTTCAGTGTGTGTCTCATCGCTGTGTCCTCCTTTCCGAAGAGCGGTCCGGTTGCTGCCCTTCACAGGTAGCTCACGGCAGAGGGGAAACTTAAGGTTTTTCGGAAAATTATTTTTCTTCGGTCAGGAATTTTTTCAGGCGGGCATAGACGACGGCCATGCGCTGGGCGATCGCCGACTCGCTCACGCCCTGGGCTTTCGCAATTTCGACCTGCCTGACGTCCTCCCAAAACACCTTCCTTAAAAGGTCGCGCTGTTTCGGCTTCAGGCAGCTTATAGCGCGGTGCAGCTCGGCGTAGTCCTCTTTGCACACAAGGCTTTCCGCATTCTCCGCTCCGGCGAGAAGATTTCCGTCAAGATCGAGCGCGTCCAAAGACACATGGCGGCGTGTCTCCCTCTGATGGCTGTTGAAAGTGGGCTTGTTGCACTCCTCGTCCATGATCTCCTGCGCCGTGCGCCTTGTGACGGAGGCTTTGTCCTGCGCCCGGGAGAGCCTTTGCCGATAATCGTTCTCAATCCAGATCTCGCAGTCATTGTCAGGCACGTCGAGAATCAGGGGGTGGTTTTTGTCCTCGTAGTAAACGGTGATTTTCATAAAAAGCTCCTTTCAGATCTCGGTTCGAAATCCGCAGGAGCCGTTTTTATCCGCAGATACAAAAAGGCGGCCACAGGCACAGACCTCTTTTGAGAGAGGTGTGTCCATGGCCGTCGTGCAGCTCTGCGGATCCCGTTATTTACTTGTTTGGATTATTCCTGTTTATTGCCGCTCTCCACACGGAAAGCGCGGCTTGCAAGCCGGGTGATATGGGTCACGGTGCCCTCACGCTCGACGGTGAACCTTTCACCGACAGGCAGGCGCAGCCGCGTCCGGCAGCCCTTATACAGCGTCTCGATTTCTCCGGTGACAGCGTCGCCCTTACAGGCAAGCCGTCCCAGACAGTCCCGTATTTCATCCATTGCCTACTCCTTTCATCGTATAATATTCGCATAATTGCGAACACGCAGGGTAAAAAAATCCCGCAGGATTTTCATATCAGGGCAAATTCCTTCAGGCGTATTTCCATTGCCTGCTTGGACACCTCAAAGGTTTCAGCCATTTTGCAGACGAACTCATGCTTCGACCGGCACATGGGACGGAGTGCGTAAAAGCGGCGTTTGACCTGTCCGTTGGGCATCAGGAGAGCTTTGGCAAGGTAGTTTGCCTGCCATTCCGTAGCGTCCTCGTCGGTATCGTGGTTATACAAAGCGGCGGCGACGCCTGTCCCGCTGAAGATGCGCTTGTGAAGGATGTAGTGTGCCAGCTCATGGGCCAGCGTAAAGCGCAGTCTGCCGTAGCAGCGTTCATCTTCAAGAAGCGACGCTTCGATCAGCATGGTACCGCCTTCCACGCGCATCAAGGCATAGTCGCCTCTGTCCCGGTCGTAGTAGGTGGTAACGCCGCTGTCGTAGATCATTCTGCCCAGCTCACGGGCGTCGTTGGTAAGGTACTGGTATTCAATACGCAGTCCGAAGGTCTTTTCGATGATGGTTTCAATCGGCACGGCCTGGGGTCTGCCGCTGAGATATCCTGCGTCATATTGCAGCAGCGTGTGGCGGGCAATGGTTTCCAGTGCCTGCGGGCGGTAGTAAAGTGTTGCCATCGGCGTATTCCTTTCCGTCCGAAGGCTTAGTCGGACTCTTTTGTAATGCGGCGGATGAAATCTTCCCATTGCTTATCCGTTACATTATGCTTTTTGGCTGTTCTGAGGGCGGCACGGACGATGTCCTTTTCCATGATGTATTCGGGCAGGTCCGCGCTCACCGTATGCCGCGATCTTGCGGCAAGGTCGTACATTTCCTCCGTTTCGGCTTCATTCAGATGCAGAAGCAGGGGGAGCTTTTCCAGAATCTCATCGGGAACGGGTCTGCGGTTTTTTTCGATGTCGCAGATATACACGGCGGAGAAGTCCAGTTTGATGGCAAGCTGCCGTGCGGACATTTCCCGTTCCATACGCTTTGCGATCAGAAAGTCCCCGAAGGTCTTTGCTCTGTTCAT